CTATAAATGTCGGATCTATTTTCTGTTGAGGGACACCAGGTATGGCGACATAGTTTAAAGTTAATATGCCTCCAGACCAGGCCAGCACTGTAATTCTGACAAATGTACTGATGATTGCTGCTTGCTCATCGGCATCGGGAAGGATAGCATCTTTTGCTTTAGCAAATATACCTTTCTTCTTAGGTTCTTCTTCTTTAATTTCCTCTTTAGTCATAATAATACAGTTAGGTCATTCTATTTATAATGTTTCTATGTATTATAATATCCTCTTGGATAAGCCATCCCATACGAAGGTCTCCTACCTACCAAATATCCTTTAGCATTTGATCCCAATCCACTTATAGTATGTTGGGTAGGAATAGCATCAGATTGAGTTCTAATAATTGAACTCCAAATGGGAGACATAAAAGATGGAGTATTATATGTCGGGGTAAACATATTAGAATTCTTATATGATGGTTGAGATCCAGTAGGATCTCCTTGAAGAGGATGAACTAAATCACTCAAAGTAAATTCAGTATGAGTTACTGAAAATGAGGTATTAATATGTGACATTAAGTGCTCCTTGCTACAAATAATGTTCCAATAGATTGATCATATTGCGTACCATTCAATCCTGTTTGTTGTGTTTGATAAGAAGCTCTAATAACAGTATAGACTTCAGAAGCACTAACCTCTACTGTATCACCTGGACGAAACTCTGTTTGTCCTGGAGTAACTGAGAATTGTATGATTGCAAAATCATCAGGAATATAGTATGGAACAGGCATAATCCTTCCACAAACAGGTAGTCCTTTTATAGGTCTATAATAATTAGAGGCAGCATCAACTTCTGAAGAATAATTTGCAGACTTCTTTCTATTATTCCAAGCAGATTGACCTACCTTATCATAAGTATTATCCCTGAAGTAAATTACATTATCAGTGTTACTATTGTCGGTATCTATATTACAATCATATGTTGTTTTTAAAATTGTTTGTGAAGATGCTTGAGTGTTATCTCTCATCCAACCATAACTCATTTCTCTAGCCAATGAATTAGTATTTCCTGGTTCATCTTGAGAACCACCATAATATTGATATGCAGCTTGTCTATAGTACATATCAATTTCTCTGGTTGCTCCACTTATGTAAGTAAAGGAACCATTCCAAAGATAATCATAGTCACATACATTAGTTCCCCAATTAGTACCACGGTTAAGGAAGAAAGTAAAGTATGGATAAACTACTCCATTAATCTCTTGTACAAATTGTATTACACCAAAGTTATCATCCTGTGCTGGACCTTGTGCTCTATAGGTTCTCATCTCTATTGGATATTGAGTTGGAGTTGAAGTAGTTGCAAAGTAATAGTGAGCGTTGCCAGTATCTGGGTATGTCCTATCAGTAATAAAAAGATGGTGATAACTTGTTTGAACATCTAATCCCAAATCACCATTAAATCTACCAAACTCTGCTTCAACATTTCCATCATAATTTGTTCCCATACGATTCAACCATTGCCAATGCACACCAGACTTGATCTCAAGTATTGTATTATTATTTGCTAATCCAAAAGCCCAATAAGTTGTACCAAATGTTTTACTAGCGTCATTAATAACCTTACAGACTATAAATTTTCCATTGGCAGATTTTTGATACGCTGTTGTACCTTGTCCAATAGTAGTAGTTCTAATCTGTGCTATGCCATCTCCTCCTACACTAGAACCACTGGTGTCAGTTTCATTAGTACTAGTACCTATTTCATAATCATTTGTTGTTGCTATACCACCTATCTCTACTCCAGCAATAGTATATGTCTCAGCATCACCCCATCCAATTCCTACACTATGGATAGTAATACCAGCAACACTATAGTGGTGTGTATAAGTGTCCTGTGCTGGAGATCTCCATACTCTAATTTTTAACTCTGACCTACCACCACTAGCAGGGATAGTATGCTTCCAATAAGGAGCGAAATTAGTGTTAACACCATACACACTTGGCAATACATTTATAACTCCTTTCTGTCCAGAGTTAGTACTATGAGCATATCCGTAGGAAAATATTCCTTGATAACCTACATTGGTTGGTGCTGTTGGATCAAATACTTCATCCTCAGTCTGCTCCCATCCTCCAATATACCAACTTAATGTAGACCCACTCAATGATGGAAATCCTTTATAATTATTTGTTGCTTGATTATCTGTATTAAGAACGGCATCAGTAGAATAACCACCACTTGCTACTTGTCCATCAATAAAATGCACATCAGTAGAATCATAAAAATTAATAGTAGTTCCTTGATATGCATCAATAGTTTTATTCTCACTCGTTGCATCTTGTGGTCTTTGGAAACGCCAGTTACCAGCAGTTTGTCCAGGATTAGAAGTCAAACTAATCTCAGTACCAGCAACTGCTGCTAAAGCTTCAGCTTCAGTAGCATATAGTTTAAATGTTGTATAACTTGAGAGACTTGTAAACCTATTAGTATCACTTCTGTCACCAATATAATAATCTGTGTCAGGAGTAAGTCCTCCTATGTTATCAGCATTAGCAGCATCACTTTCACCAGGAGCCCATCTTAACTTATCTCCATCCTCTATAAGATCATTCCTCTTGTGAACAGTACTAGTATCAGTACTATCATTACTAACACTAACAATATTAGTAGTTGTATCAACAGTCCTACATATCCAATACTCCATTATATAAAGTGAAGTAGTTCCATTAGGTACTACCTGAAAATTCCTAGTTTGTAGAGTAGCATTGGGAGGTCTATTGTCCCTGCTACCACCACCCCTAGACCAATAAGTACTTCTAGTTGGATGATTTGGATAAGCCCAACTATTTTGAGTATAAGTACTTGTAGTTCCAGGTGCTGTCACACAGCAAGGAACTCCAGTATTGGCATTAGAATCAGCACCATTCATGCCCATATTATAGAAGGCAGTCTCTAAACCATCTAGTACTTGAGCATTAGTCCACCCATTTGATCCACCATTAATAGGTACGACATCAATTGTTACTGCCATTTACTTATTCTCCGATTTTTAGTGCTGTTAATGTAACTGTGATTGCTGCTGGTGCATTACTTCTGTTGGTAACAGAAGCGTATATAATATTAAGATTGGAATTATTAAATCCCATAACGCCTGGTGTTATTAACACAGCTTCGTTTGAACCTGACGTTATTACTTCAGCAACAACACCTGATCCTGGTAATGGGTCTTCACCTTGACTTCTAGTAGCATCAGCTTGTCTTGTAGCATCATCTACATAGATTCTTACCCAACTCTCATGAGATACAGTAACTTTATAAAGAACGTACCCTTTATAACCTGTAATATTTAGGTCTGTGGCTGTGTCAGGAGCAACGCTTGCAGTAGTACCAGGAAGATCAGTTATAGATGGAACAGTTGATCCACCTGAAGAACTGATAACATCATTGGCATCAATTGTAATGCTAGTACCATCAACCTTAACACCACCTAACTCTGTTGTAGTTGCAGCAGGTAATGTGTATCCTCCAGCAGCAATATTAAGAGTACCATCAACTGTAACACTACACCCAGTACCAGGTTTAACAGTACCAACAGTACTAGCAGTAGCAACAGGTACAGAAGTTAAGTAATTTTGTAGATCAGGTGGTGTGTATGTAAATGTCTTACCAACTAGTCCTAAGGATCCACTACCACTAGCAGCAGCAGGAGCTCCAACTTCATAAGCAAGAGTTTCTACCTTTACTTGCTGTGCATTTGCAGTCTTACTAATTGTTGTTCCACCACTACCAATTAATTCTACAGTATCAGTAGTTCCTGAATTGGGTTTAAGGTTTAAAAGAGCATGATTACTTGTGCTAGCTGTTACATCAAAATCATAAAGAACAGGAGTACCACCACTACCACTACCAGATGATGTGAAACTGAAGTTACCGTTTGCTTGATCATAAGTAATAGTTACATTACTATGAGTACCATTGGTGAATGCTGTATTCATAGCAGAAAGGACATCACTGTCACCATAACCAGCACCAGATGCAGTCTCTTGTCTTATGTCAATAGTTGATGCATCTGTTTGTGATACAGTAATACCATTTGATCCTGTAACAGTAATGTCTTGTGTTGACGGATGATCAATACCAGATAATCTAAGCTTAGCATTCTTAATATTTGATGTATCATCCTCAACAGTCCACTGATACTCCTGACCCTTTATACTAATTTCATCAACACCCCAAGTATTAACTGACTTGCTTATTGATAAAGCATCACCTTCAACAGCAAGAACAAAATCACTTGGTGTGCTACCACCATCATCATGTCTTATAATTTTTCTCTTTGCGTTCTGAGTAGCATTACCAGCAGTATGATTTAATGTACTAAGTGTATATGTTGTCTCAAATTCACCTAGCAATGAAGCGAAGTCAGAATTAGTTGTACTATTTGTAATAACTATTCTTTGACCTGTCCAACCAGCACCATTAGAATAATATAAAACACCATTTGCATCATCATATGCTAGATGAGATTTGTGGGTAGCAGCACCTGGAAAAGATGAGACGTTAGCATAGACAACATCACTGGGAGCATTAACAAACTCAATACCATTTGCAAGTCCATTTACCTTCACCCATTTATCTGTTGCTCCAGTATAATTATTAGGAGTATCAAGTAATGCTGTAAAGTTTGTAACTCCACCAGTATTAGCACCAACTGCTGAAGCTTGCCATGTAGTTCCATCCCATTTCCACGAGACACCAGCAGCAGTATGAATCTGACCTGGTGTTAAACTAGTACTAGGAAAATCTATTGCCATTGTTTGTCTACTATATTATGGTGATCGTACCGTACATTGAGGAATGATACTCGCAGTTATAATAATATGTTGCCTTTGGAACTCCAGCAGTATCCCAAGATATAGAAACAGAAGATCCATTACCTGTAACTCCAGATGGTATGTTACCTGCACTAGGTGAACCAGTTGCCCGAACTGTAGAAATCCAGAATGGATGTCCACTAACTGACCCATTAAACTGTATTGTATCTCCTTGCTTAACAACAACTGCTGGTTGCTGACTGTTTGAATGACTTGTTTGTCTGTCATCACCAGTGAAATTATAAGCTCCACCAGAGTATGTAACAGTAATTGGGAATGTCTTATAAAGTGGTCCTGCTATCGGTCTATAATAACTATTAGTTCTTGGATACATCTGAGCATCCTGAATTAGTTGAGGATCCCTCCTCATACCTTTCAGTTGATCTTTATACCACCCACCTTGATACCCTGTTTCATATCTAGAACTCTTAACAGTTATCTCTAAGTTAGGGCTGTTAAAGAACAACCCACCGTTTTCTCCTTGGCATGTAGAATCATCAAACTTAGCAGAAAATATATCAAATCCAATATCATTAGATCTTCCATGTTGTTGAATAAATCCAATGACATCACTGTTGGTAAACCTTTCTTTACCTGTTGCTAAACAGGCAGCAAGACCAGCGACCTGTGGAGATGCCATACTAGTTCCACTAATATTATGATACCAGTTATTTCCACCATACTTACCATCAGGTGTACCAATGTTTTGATATCCTGTATTAGGATGGATAACACTTGGATTAACCCATGCAGAAACAATACTACTACCAGGAGCCCAGACAGTAACTGCTGGTCCAAAGTTTGAAAACGATGATCTTCTAAACTGAAAAGAAGTTCCGAGAGAACCTACAGCTATAATACCTTTAGTATTAGCAGGAGAAGATCCCCTCTGATAAAAAAGAGATCCGACACCCATTAAGTAAACAGAATTATCCCAATCAACATGAGACTCATGATTTGGATCTGGATGTGCTGCATAGAAATTATTGTTACCCATTGCTGCTATGACAACCACCCCATCCTCAATTGCATCTTCAATGTCTGCTCTCAATGCAACATAATCTGAATTAAAATTCCTTTTCCACTGACTAATTCCAAAGTCTTCTTCCAATCCTTGCATTGTCCAACCAGATGGATTGGGATTACTAGCTTGGTAGACATTATTTCTATAACCTACTGCACCAACATCATTTATACTAATACCACTGTCAAATATACTTGATAAGTTAGCACCATAACCCCAACTATGATTTGTAATCGTTGGATTTCTTTGTCCTGTCTCTGGGTTGATAGGTTTATTTCTATGAAATGCTCTGAGATAATCAAAGATTAACATAGTACTTACAGGAGATCCTTGGTTAGAAGGATTGCTAAGTACCTGCATACTATAGATGTTTGCTTCAGGAGCCCATCCATAATGTCTACCAGCAATGGTTCCTGCTACGTGAGTACCATGAAATGCAGTACAACTCTGAGATGTGAAGTAGTTACTGTATGGAGCACTAGGTATTGCTGATCCATCATCATCTATACTAGTAACATAACCATTCAATTCACCAAACCAATCATACATCTGAAACCTATCTCTCATATCAGATGGAGCTTTCCATTCTTCACAATCAAAAGCAACTGGATCATCACATACTACGACATCAACATGTCTACCAGTGTTAAAGACTGTTACATTATCTGCAACATCATTAGATCCCCATTGATTCTTTCTTCTTTGTGCAGTATCTCCAGCACTATGAAGTTTACCCCAGTCTCTATCATCTTGTAAATAAGTTCCAGACTTACGAAACTGTCCTGCTTGATCGTAAGGTTCATTATTAAGAGTATAAAAAGGTTCTGGATAGATACCCTGATCCTCATACCTCTCTTCACATGCAAGAACTCTAGAATCAGAACGTAAAGTTACTGCCTGATCCTCAGTCATATAATACTGAGTGTTCCTACTGATAGGACGCTTCGTGTGAAGCTTAAATCCATCAGTTGACATGTCAGAATAAAAACCCTCTAGATCATCTTTACTCTTAAGGGTTACGATATAGATCTTGTCAGCCATATCATGCCTCTATTTTAACGTAGTGTACTGTAACTGTTATGTTAGCAGTACTACCACTCCTGTTTACAACCTTTGCATACAGATTATTAGAAGGAGTTGAGTCATCATTCCATCCTATAGTTCCTGGAGTAATATTCTGTACTGCTCCATCAGATGTAACTATCTCTGCTAATACTCCTGCTCCTGGTAATGGATCTGTTGTTATATTTCTACTAGCATCAGCAGTCCTTGCAGCAACATTAGTATATAATGTAACCCATGCAGCATGAGAAGTTTGAATCTTCAAGAGAGCATATGATTTCGCAGCTTGCAGAGTAACATTAGAAAAAGCATCATTATTAATACTTCCTGTTGATCCTTGAGCAGTAGTTCTAGCTTCAAGACCAGAAGCAGAACCTCCACCAACAATATTAATTGTTCCGAACATGGATGGGT